CTTGGGCCAAGGGCCGTTCAAGGTCTTTAAGCCAATCATTTCGTATTCTTCCAGCGACAGCACAGCTACTGGGTAATCCAAGCCGCCATTCTGGACAGGGATGCCGTTAGAGTTCGTGTTAATACGCACAAAGCAGCTAGAAATGGTCAGAGGGCGCTGATAGTAAGCCGTGATCGGGAAAGGCGTAACAGTCCCTGTCATTGAGGTGCTGCCCACCGACTGAGAAGCAGAAACCGTGTAAGTGCCAGCGCCACCAGAGCCAGTTAATACCGCCGTGATTTTTGTGCCGCTTGTAACCCCAGAGCCACTAACCACGCAACCAACACCCAGATAACCCGCAGAAACAGCACTAACAGTAAGGGTAGTCCCAGAAATAGAACCCGTAAAAGCAGGATTAGGTGTTGTAACGTAATTATTAAGCGTGTAAGTACCTGCTTCATTGATATTCCCACCAGCGCCCGTGTTAAACGCCACAATCTGCGTTCCTTGGGGCAAGTTCATGTTTACGCCGTAGCTAGTGGTCAGATATTGACCGTTGCTGATAGCGCCAGAAGTGATGATGGGCGCATTAGCCGTGATCGATTCTTGGTTGATAAACAGCGACTGCGAAATGGTGTAAGTACCCACGCCGCCGTTGCCCGTCCCAAACGACAGAATAGACGTGCCGCTAGGGATAGATGCGCCAGTAATGATGCTGCCGACCTGCAAAGCACCGCTGGACACCGACAGAATTGTCAGCGTAGAGCTATTGATTGAGCCTGTGCCAGCAAAGTTGTTGACGTTGGTATTGGCAACAGTCAGTTGATTGCCGCTGACGTAGCCAGTAAACCCTGCGCCGATTTCACCAGTTGGGCCAATGGTGTATTGGGTCTGACCTGGCACAACAGGAAAGATGATCTCATTCTTGTAGTAGACCATCATGGATTCGTTTGACCATTGATCGATCATGCCGTTCAGCATATCGAAAGCATCTTGGGCAGCGTCAGCCGTTGGCGTTTCCCCTGCTTCCAAAGCACCAATGTCTTTTAATGCTCGGCTAATGATGTCAATTGGTTTGGTCATGTTTAATCCAAGGCAGAGGAGGATTGGCAGAAATAGCAGCCAGTTGACGAGCTAATTGACCCGCTACTTGGGCTTCTGTGTCTGGTTGCAGATTAATCGTAATTGTAATGGTTGTGTTGTCAATTGGGTTTGTAACGCTATACGTTATAGGTTCAAAGCACCAAGCCAAAACTTGAGACTCTTGCAAGTCGTTGTAAGCCGTAAATGGGTTTGCTGGCTCACCCAACTTAGCCGTTCCAGCAGCGGCGGCGGTCAGGTTGTTAACGTCATCAGTACCGACACACATCCAATCGGCATAGATCACCACATCGGTTTTACCATCAACAGATGGATTAACCGTCATCTTAGGGATTGACCATTTATATGTGATAGCCATAATTAAACAAAATAAGTTGCTGAAAATGTAATAGTTCCAGTAGAAGCAATAGCACCCGCAGAAGTTACATTTGTAGAACTACAAATAACAGCAGAAAATGCGTTAACGGCTGCATTAGTGGCATTTCCATGACCAGCAGTGCCGACAGTAAAAGGAAGATTTGTTGTAATAACTCCAGCCGCAATTACAGCAACACTTGTTGCTCCAGTTACTGTTCCGCTAATAGTTACATTACGCCCAATGCGGGTATATTTTCCTGTCGAACTAAATGCACCAATAACTGTAAGACCACCACCTTGATTTGGCGTCCAAGTACCTTCTTCATACCAATTCAACAACTGGCTAGTCATTCCCGATTGCGGGGTATTGGCTGTATAATTGATGCCAGCACCCGCTACTTTAGGAACAAAATTGCTGCTGGTGTCTATGCGGAATTTTTCTAGGCCATTTATGGCAAATATCATAGGGTAGTTGCCATACCCATACAAAATTCGAGCGTAAGCAGAAGTGCCAAAAGTGCTACCTGCGCTGTCGTCTGCTCCAACATAAAAACTACCACCGCCGCTACTTACGTCTATGATAGTATAGCCTGTTCCTGTGTTTGAAAGGGTTAATCGTGGGTTTGCATTAGTTACGGTTAAGCTAGAAACGCCTACTGCTCGCCCAGAAGTTAAATTTGCGACAGAAACTTGTGTAGTAACGCCACTTTGATTAACAGGCAAAACTTCCGTACCCGCTAAAGGCGTAGCAGCGGAAGTTAATGAAGATATTTTCGTATTAGACATAAATAAATCTTTTAATAAAGATTATTTGTTGTGAATGTATACGAATCAATTTTTTTTCTTAATTGTGTATCAGCAGCTCTAACACCAAGATAAAAACTATCAAAGGTCGTTGCAGTTCCCGCAGAATTTACAGTAATTTGTATAAATGCACAATTTGTAGGAAGAACAAAGAATCTATCAGCTTGAATTGCGTTTGATGTATTGCTGGATTGTCCAAAAGCAACATTTCCATATCCATCAAATGTGACTTGATTTGATGCAGGTGTTATTGCTGTTTTTGTGCTATCGTATCCAGTAACAACTGTTCTTATACCGCCAGAAGCATTATATATATTTAATTCAAAAATTGCGTTAGTATCGCCGTTTACTGGAATTAAACCACTTTGGTAAAAAGTTGTAAAACTTGGAACACTTAAATTGGTTGAATTTATAGTTATGTTACTTGCACCAATTACATTGTAATTTGCGCTTACTTTAATTAAGTTTTGATAACTAAAACCTACAATGGGAATCAAAGGCGCATAAAGATCATAAAGATGCTGAACACCACACATTGCACCATTATTTGTTATAGATAAATTTGCATAATTGGGATAACGATCTCCAGAGCTTACCCATCCGATTGTAATTATGCAATCTTGGACACCAGAAGCAAAATTTACAGTTAATAAACCTTCATTTCTAATATTATTTACATAATTAGAACCACCAACCTGCATATTGATGTTGGCATTTCCTTCAAAAGAACCTTGGTTAAAAGTATTATGGTTGTGACCATAAGTTCCATTTATCAATAAATTTTGAATTGCACTTAAAGTAAAGCAATTTTCATTGATATATTGTTGGGCAGGATTTCCTGTTGTTGATGCGTTATTGGTTAATTCCAAAGTGGTGCAATTTATGATTGTAATATTAGAATATTGAATAGCATAAGATTGACCATTTTCAGATGTGCTTGTATCAGCGTATAATTGAATATATCCTGTATAACCAACATATATATCTTGGCAAGATGCGCCGATCATGCGAATTGTTGGGGTTGAGTAAGCATCGGTTCCAACTGATCGAATAATAGCGCCAAAACATTGTGGTGGGTTATTTGTATTTGCGGAATTGCCGCCAATGTAAACACCTAAACCTGATTGAGCTACTTTAAAAGTAGCATTAGGCATATTTACACATACGTTTCTAAAATTTACTGTTGAAGTTAATTTAAATGTGCCTTCACCAGTTAAAATACTGTTATTTGCAATACAAGCAACAATTGCAGCTTGAACAGCTGCCGTATCATCAGTTACGCCATCACCTTTAGCGCCAAAATCTTGAACGCTAATAGTTTGCTGCAACTTAGCTTGAACCGTAGTGGTTACTGCACCTGTGCTTCCTTCGTTGTAGCCAATTAAACTAGACCCAGTAGAAGAAGCAAGGGATGTTTCAAATGCTGTTAAAGCTGCACTTACTGCGTTTATTGATGTTTGGTCGTTAGCGCCAGGAATGTTATCCCATGAGCCAATTTGCACACCAACAGAAGTTTGTAAAACAAACTTATATGTTGAACCTTGAGTCAACCAAATTTCATTTGGCACACGACCAGCAGAGTCAAGAACAATAGGATTGCTATTAGCAATTGAGCCGCTATTTGATGTGTAAGTAGCAGCTTGAGTGGAAGTTCCAGCAGCATAGGAATAAAGAAGTCCACCATTAAGAGGCAAACCATTATTATCAAAAAATTGTGCGCCAGCACCAGCAAATAGAGAAAGATTAACTGTCATTTATAACTCCGGTGTGAAAACTTGAGGCAACCAAGGAGCAACAACGGTTTTGTGTGCTTCTAATGCTTTAAGCTGTTCCTCTAGCCTAGATTTTATGTGGCAAACGCCATCTTTAACAGCCTCTTGCTCAATCCAACCAGCAACCATTTCCTCTGACACTTGCTCAAAAGGAACTTTGATCTTTGGCTCATTAAACCACCAGTTGCCTTCAGTTTCAACAGACAAATTATCGTCAGTCAGCACACATTTGTAATGTGCATGGGTGATTAGCCCATCAGTAGCTGAAATCTTAGAAATATACCATTTGTAGTTCATGTTAGTTCAGCAAAAGGATGTTATTCGGGATGTATTCGACCAAAACCCAGTTTGTGCCATTAGAAACCAAGGTGCATTTGTCACCAGCAATGGCGTTCAAAATGGCTGTGCCAGCAGAGCCACCAGCAATCGGCACAACATTAGAAGATGCCGAAACCACCGTGTAGGCTTGGTAATTGATGATATTCAACACACGGCCCGAATAGCTGGATGCTGTGGGCAATGTCAGCGTCAGAGTGCCAGCATAGTTGTTGATAACCCAAATGTCAGTCGCCGCCACAGAATAAGTGCTTGCAGCCACCGTGACAGGGGCAGAGCCAACCAGTAACCCGCTGAACTGAGTTGCGGTCAATGTGCCAGTAGAAGGCACAAAAGACAGCTTGGTCGAGCTAGTCGTTGCGGGATTATTGCCCGTAGATGCCGCCGACAGAACTGGATACCAAGTTGAGCTAGAACTGGTGTTGTCTGTGATCGCTACGTTGTTTGCATTAGTCGCCGTTGTCGCAGTTGTGGCAGTTGACGCATTGCCCGTCAAAGCGCCCACAAAAGTGGTCGATGTAACGCTGGTCAGCCCTGCAATCGTTGTAGCAGTTCCACCAAGGCTGATAGCGGTCGTTCCAACGGTGATTGATGAGTTGTTAAGGGCAGAGTTAGGGATGCTGGTTAAAGATGC